GCTCGGTCCTTCCGAGGATTTGAGTGGCTATGTCACGCGGCAGCTTCCAGGAAATCGCCTCGAGAGAGGCGACAAGCTTGGAGATGGCCTTCTCCCCGTGCCTCTTCGAAAGAGGACGCACGCGGGGAAGAGGGCCTCTCTTCCTGAAAGCTGCCGTTCTTGTCTTCTCCGGTCTTCCCGCGACCTGGATCCGCTTGACAGATCCTCCTGTGAACAGGTAGTCCGCTCGCGCGGACTGACACTGCCACAGAATGATCTTGTCAAGCGGGACATCCTCCACGTCGTCAACCACTCTCTTGACCCTATCCAAGGCCCTCGCCTTCCGGCGCAGGATCTTATCCAGGAGAGCGTGGTTGCGTGGAGCGATGCCCACAGGTCGCGGGAAGAGGCCCTCCGCTCTGAATGGTTTCTTCGGGTGCAAGGACAGTGCGATCTCTGGTGTGAGACCTGTGGAACAGGCCTTACCCAGCCGGCAGCGCACTGCCTTAGATACCCGAAGACCTCTTCCCATGTACCCGTAACCGCCCAAGCTCACTGGGATGTGAGTGAGGGCGCTGCGGGTCAGCCACGGGAAAAGGGTCTTCATCACGCGTTCCGACCTCCGGCTCCATCTCCTCCCCAGGTTGGGAGGGCATGGGAGGGGCTCCTTGAGCCCCACCGGAGGGACGGTCGGCGTGTCAAAGACAACCATTCGCCCTTTACCGTTTGCCCTGGTCATGCCGAGGAGCTCACAGAACGTGAAGCGCCTTGGATGGACGAAGGATTTGTCCAAGTTGGCCGAAGAACCCAGGGCTGTGATGGCCGCGTTGTACTCCTCGAGCTCCACGTTGACCGTGGACTCGAGGGACATCGCGAGCGCATCATCGCCGTGGGTTCTCGACCAACTGAACGCTTCCGTCGCCCAGTCATTGACCCAGGAAAGAACGACAAAGGAGAGCGGAGTGCCCATCGGACTCCCTCGTCTCGCTGTCCACTCGAGCGTGACACTCTCCTCCTTGCTACCTTTCGGCATTTCAGCCGTACAGGTCCAAGAAGTGAGAGGGTCAAGCCCGAGGCTTGCACGAGCCTGGTCTACATCCGCTGTGCGGATGAGACCGGCCTCAGCAAGGGCGGACACGACGACCTCGCACGCGTCCAAGGAAAGGCCGTCCGTGGCCTGCCGCAGGTCGGCGGACACGAAGACCCTCCCTGGGCGCGCGCGAGGGATGAGATGATCAATGTGCTCGGGACCGCGCTTCACATGCTTGCTGCCAAGCAAGTATGCCGACTCGCGTATCCAGGTACCCTCGACAAAGGTGAGTGCGGGCGGGACCCCCACCAACCTTGTTTTGAGACCTGGAGCCGCGAGCAGGGCTCCGCGCGTGGGATGGGAGTAGCCCGGCTGGCCGAGCTGCTCCTGTCTCCACGCGCGGAGCTGAAGTACGCCGAGCGCACGGATCGCCTCATCATATCCAATCGCACCGCGGGGCACGCGCCGGATCCTCGAGAGGCAAAACCTCCCCAGGGAATCCTGCGCGTGAGCCCTGAAGGGAGCGTCGAGGTGGGACTGCTCAAACTGGGCCCCGGAGAGGTACGCGAGTTTCGCGCGTTTCTTCGGGTCCACGGTCAGAGCAGACCTCTCGACATCCTTCAGGGCCAGACGACCCACGGTGCGAAGATATTCGTCGAGTCCGCCCTTGCTGCCAGGCAGCTCGTAGCAAGACGCGACAGACGAGGGAAGGGTACTCGGCGCTCTAGGCATCCTGCGGGACTGTGTCCTGTCCAGGATATGCCTCCGAAGAGCGCGAAGTGCCCAATCCGATGCGGGATAACCTCTCTTCGCCAACTCAACGCTCGCGTGGAGCGACTTCCTCATCTCCCCTGGCGGGGGAGCGGGAAGTCCACGCGCAGCCTTCGAGAAAGCGAAGCCCGACTTCGGTCTCTCGGCGGAGAGCTTGAACACCGCCTTTGCGAGGTCCCTAGGGACCCCAGGCGGTGCTTGGGCTTGAGCACCGAGAGCCGAGGCACGGGCTCCTTGGCTGAGTGCCTTCACTCTCTTCGCGGTCTCGAACCACCCGCAGGATCGGGTGGTCCGAAGGACCCAGGTGTGAAGGTACCAGCCGAGGGAGAGGTTGTCCCAGCCGGAGAAGACAAGACCAGACCAGACAGCTCTCCAAACTGTCTGGTCTGCGTGACGATCGCCACATCGGTGCCGGGTGTCAGCCCGGGTCTTACGACCCTGGCTGGCATCCTGCTCCGCTCTGTGGATCTTAAGAGTAGACGGTAGTCTACTCTTGGTGTTCCGTTCAAA